CCTGAATTCTGATTATCAGACACAAATGATATGGAATGCATTAATGAACATATATTCTGCCATAATAGCCGCGGTGTGCTTGTTAGGAATGGGGGATATCATGCGAAAATTCACCGGCAACCCATCCGGGTCAGCGAACACGATCGTGGACAATACAATGATACTGTTTCGGTTCGTGGCGTATGCTTGGCTGCGGTTGCGACGACGTGCTCTAGCTGCTGTGGCACAACAGTGGCGACAGACGTTTAAACACACAGGTCAAGGACCACCTACCAAGTTACCAACATATGGATATACGGCGTTTATGGACAACGTAGAAATGGCTCTCAATGGAGATGATCTATTGGGGTCAGTGTCCAATGCCGTCAACACATGGTTTAATGCTGAGGCCATAGCTCGTGTATGGTCGGAAGAGTTGATGGTGATGACAGTTTCTGAAGGGGTGAAGCTATTAGAGTTCTTCTCCTTCTTATCACAATGGTTTGTATGTGTTAGTGGCATGTGGCTACCATCACCTGAGACCGAAAAAATATTGTGTTCTTTATACTTGAGCTCCGCGCTGGACGATGTGCGCTGGCACTTGGCACGAGCGTTTGCGCTACGTATTGAATCATGGGCTAACGAGGAAGCAAGACACAAGATACAAAAATATATTAATTTTCTACAACAACGATATATGCACAAGATGGTGGGTGAGGTTAATGGCATAGCCATGACAAACATTCTCGCCATGTACAAGACAGATTCAGAGTTGAGTCAGCTATATAGAGGAGATGAAGCGTCAGCTGTGAATGATGAACGCGCTTTTAATCTCAAAAAAGAAAGCCGAGAAACTCTGCAATTAGCCCGAACGATTATTGATTGGCAACTACAGTCGATGTCGCTCATACGATACCCGAATGGTCGGGAAGCAACTTATGCTGGTGCACTCATGTCTGGGGCACATGCGGCCTGGGCGAACAGGGATGCAATTATGGCAACACCTGGTAGACTGCGTAATGCACTTAACGTGCTCCAGCAATACACTAGCTGGGGTGGCGAGGGACCCTCAAACAAGGAGGCTCACGCCACTCACGGCAATCCAAGAAATCCTCACGTAAAAAAGGCAGAAAAGAAAATTATTAAAGCTGCAGTTAGGGAGGAACGTAAAGACAACACTGGTCCTCGTAAAGGGGGCGGTGG